TATATCCATTTAACTAAGGGGACATATATCTAACTGATTTTCAAGCGTTCAGCTTGGGTCGCATGTTATCCTATCATTCCCCGTATCATCAAGCATTTCATTCCTTTTATTTCCTATCCTTTCTTATCTTTCCGCTTAGAAAATCACTTCGTTCACTTGCCATTGCGTACAGATTGAGTACAGAATGCTGAAATTCAGTGTGTACAGGATACAGAGCCGTGGCCCTTAGTGATACCAAACTTCGCAGCATCAATGCTAAGCCCTACAGCGGCGCACCCGAAGTCACAGATGGTGACGGTCTGAGTGTACGCATAACCCCGACAGGAACGATTACGTTTCAACATCGCTACCGTTGGAACGGTAAGCCAGTGCGCCTTACTATCGGACGCTATCCGGCAATGTCTCTGAAAGATGCTCGTGTCATCGTGGGTGAGATGCGCGAATTGTACCTCAAGGGACTAAACCCTAAAAATTATTTTGCTAAAGAAGATGGTGAGCTAACGCTCAAGGAGTGTCTCGACCAGTGGTGGAGCAAGTATGTTGAAACGCTGAAACCCAATACACAGACGCTTTATAAGTCGGTTGTGTACAACACCATGTACACAGAATTTCCAGATGCACCGGTAGTAAATATCCCTGTTTCAGCTTGGGTCAGGTTCTTCGACAAGCAGGAAAAGAAAAACGGTAAAAAGGCAAGGGTGCTGCTTCTCCAGCTCAGATCAGTTATGAACTGGTGTATAAGCCGACAGTTAATCGCTTCATGCGAAGTCTTGAAGCTCAGCGTTAAGAACATAGGCAAGAAACCTGATGTCGGTAGCCGGGTTCTCACCTATACCGAGTTGGCAAAAATATGGTTAGCGCTGGAAAACAACAAGATCGTTACCTCTAACAAGGTGCTTCATCAGCTTCTGTTGCTTTGGGGGGCAAGGTTGTCGGAACTTCGCCTTGCTACCGCCAGCGAGTTCAATATAGATGATCTGATTTGGACAACGCCAGCAGAACATTCCAAGATGGGTAACGTCATTCGTCGGCCTGTGTTTGATCAGGTGAAGCCTTATGTTGAGCGGCTGCTAAATGCAGGAAATAATGTACTGTTCCCAGGACAAGAGTTGGACAAACCTATAGATCGTTCGTCAGCGAATCTCTACATGAAAAAATTAAGGGATAAAATTGATATACCGGAATGGCGAACACATGACTTCAGGCGCTCGCTGGTGACGAATTTATCAGGGGAAGGGGTTATGCCCCATGTCACCGAAAAGATGCTGGGGCATGAACTGGGAGGCGTGATGGCGGTGTATAACAAACACGACTGGCTGGTGGAGCAGAAAGATGCGTATGAACTGTATGCTGATAAGATATTCTGGCATGTTAAACAGCTCGGTTGACGCCACCCTCATCTATCCATTTCATTACAGCTTTTCTGCTGTATCGGGAAGGGTAGGTAAGTACCGGATTAGGGAATCCGTGTTCTTTTCGTAAACGCCAGATTGCCGTTTTTTTCTTTTTGAGCAGGTCAAAAACTTCCTGCTCTTCCATAAAATCGGTAGTAGTCATGAGCACCTCATCAAAAATTACCGTTAAAAATGCACGCTCCACATCCACCGCGAGCACCTTCAGTACAGGCATCGCAGTGGTCTACTTTTTTTGTGCTGGTTCTTCCGCCTGAAGCGGTGCTGCTGCGAGCATGGCTTTGTATCCAGCGACATGTCCACGCCAGTTAGCGATTTCTGACAACCATGCATTCAGCATCTCATTCGTTGGCTCTTTCGGAACCATCACGTAGCCTGGAGGCGCAAGGTAGCGAACCTCCACCGAGCGATCAGGTTCAGATGCTAGGTCAATGCCGATTACCGGAGAGTTGCCAGCCTGGAGAATAGATTTCAGCGCTGCCCTTGGCATTGCCGACCAGGACAGAAATACGTCTGGCCTGTCGACATCTTCTGTCGGGAGAGTGTTTTCGATTTCGTCCAGCGCTTCACTTAGCTTCTGAAATGCGTCGTCTGGAACAACGTGGCACTCTTCGCCATCAACATCTTGCTGACAGCTATCATCTGCGAGTTCGAATGCGGCCAAGCAAACATTGAGCAGCATTTCAATAACGCGACGGTGTTCTGCTGTTACGCAATTCTCCGGCACTACTGGCGCTGGCGGTGCACTGTAGAGAGGGCCTGGCGCAACATCGAAACGACGCCAGCGAATATCACAGATTCTTTCCTCATTCGGCGATGACCAGGCCACTACATCAGCAACAGGCTCCGACGCCAGTACCCCATCAATCACCTTCACGGCATCAGCCATTGCGTAGCCGAGATTACCGCCGTCGCTTTGTGCTGCTGCTTTGCTGAGTATTTCGCTTATCTGGTGCAGGCGATCGAGTGATACAGGACCGTGCGCCGGGTGGTTGTTAGTTGTCATGGGTTAGTCCTCACCTTTTGACAGTAAAAGCGCCGCTATCGTTTCTGGCTGTGGGTGGCGGTAATTCAATAACTCTTCCGGCATTTTCATTAACTTGCCGTCGCCAGTTAGCGCATTAACCCGACAGCCTTTTACACCAAATGCAGCGGTATCAATGGTTTCATCATACTGATTGAGCAGTTCGGCCATTTTCCCCTGCCAATCTTCCGGCATTTGCATCATTGCAACGCGCGGCATCACGAGAAATGCTGCATATGACAACCCAAACCAAAGGTGAAGGTCTTTTCTCTCATCGTATTTTTTTGTTTTCATTTCTCATTCCCCCTTCACGCCAATGCCAGCGGCGGTAAGTGCATTCTCTACTGCAATCTCATACCCCAGACTGTCAAACTCTGAGGCATCACCAGGCCAAAACTGTATTGATTTTCTATCAGGCAGAGTCACCTCACGCGCCTCCAGTTCTGCTATGCGGCGTTCTGCGGCTTCCAACTTAGCCTGAGCCTCTTCTGCTCTTCCCCTCCAGATGGCGCGTCGTCTATGTGTGTGGTCTAAAGACTTCTGCATCTCGTCTACCTCACTAAACGCCTCTTCTCGACCAGCGCAAGCGCGGGCAAGCTGCTCCTTCAGCTCGGTTGCATATTTTATTGCTTCGTGGGCCTCTTCCTGATTTGCAATGAATCCCTGCTGTAATTCATCTTTTTCATGCTGCGCGGCCTCCAGCTCATCCAGCAGCGCCAGAAAAGTCAAAGGAGTGGCGATAGCAGCGAATCTCTTATTGGCCTCGATGCCTTTCGTGTAGCGTTTGATGAGGCCACGCTCGTGCGCATCAGTTGCTAATTGGCGCAGTTCTGCATGTTTGTTGAGTGCTGTCATTGGGCTGCTCCTTGGCTATCGAATGTGCCATCAAGTAGAAACATGCAGTTGTTTTTGTGTTCTGCACATGACCAGAAAACCTCATCATCGCCACGAAAAATATCTACCTGCACCGTGGTTTTATATTTAGCCACTGCGCCACAGCGGCATTTCGCGGAAGTGTTTTTCTTCTTGGATAAGACGCCGCCAATTCTTGGATATTTGCTCATAGCGCGTCTCCTTTGCGAAGTTGAGCAGAGAACTCGCAAACCGTTACACCACCTTCCTCTGTGTAATCTGCTGATGAGATATGCAGGCCGTGGACAATACTGCCGTCGTCACGTTGAATGTTGCCAACCCACAGTAGTCCGTCAGTAAAATCACCGTACCCGGATTCATGACCGTCACCACATTGCGAGCAAATTGACTCAATGTCGGATGGATCAAGGAAGATTTGTTGAGGCACAAGCACGTAACCTTCAGGGATTGCACTGGCCCGCACTTCAGCCAGGAAAGCGTCGGTCGCCGGGGTTCCGATTCGATTAATAATTGCGATCATCCCGGCCCTCAGTGATTCATCTTCAGTTGCGCCATTTTGTGTGGCAACCTCAGATGCCTCGTAACCGTAATCACTCTGTAACAGCCAGTTTTCTGGATTTTTAAGCCCCGCATTCTCCGCCGCCAGCTCCCTGCACTTGCTCTCGGCGTTAGCGAGCTGTACTGCCATGTCTGTGAGTTTTGCCCGTAATCCATCCTCACAATTATGTGAACCGCTCATACCGCGCCGCCATGAAAAACCACAGTCGCAATAAAAAACATTATCTTTTTCGGTTGCGTTCATTCCGTTTTCTCCCGATTGGCTTTTGCAACTTGCTCAATCCACAGCGGAGCCAGAGTTTCTTCTGCCTTTGCCCGGCTACTGGCCGGTCCGTTAAGCTTCACGCTGTAATGGTCATACGGGCATCTGATACCACCCCAAACCCAGCCAAGATGATTAGGTTTCAGCGAGTATTCGGGCATATTTCCGCACGTTGGGCATCTTGGTAAATCAGACTGCTTCACGGCGACACTCCATCAGTAGTTGATTAAATTGAATTAGCAGCGCGTTACCACACCCATAAGGGAGATCGTTAACGCGGTAAGTAGGGACACCGTTACATATCCCTGATTTCACAACGCGACCAGTCGTATAAAGCTGGGATATTGCGCCTGCCACAGCGGGCGTCTTCTTGTTCAGCCCTCTGGCGATGTCACCGCTGGTGGTGTTTGGATTAGCCTGGATGTATTCAAAAACCGTCATCGCGCCGCCTCCCGCCTCGCCGTCTTATTGGCTCGAAGCATTTCTTTAGAGCGACCTGAGATCACAGTCTTCATCAGGAAGAAGCCGCAACGCTCGGCAATAACACCCTGCGTACACATCAGCACCGTATCAACGACGCGAACATGACGACGAAACTCAAAAACTGTGCTGGTGATGATGATGTTTGCCGCCGCGCCCTTGTCCTGGTATTCGATATTCATGAAATAACCCTCGCTATCAGTCGTGCCGTGGCGATGAAGCAATAAAATCCTGCGGTTAAACCAATTCCGGTAAGAGAAGAAAAGAGCAGGGTCCACATCACCAGTTCAGAAACTTTTATCATGAGGTCACCCCATCAGCCTCGTGACGAAATTCGCGAAGAATTGAGATTATTTCAGCCTGCATTGCTGGTGGCACTTCAATGGTCAGCACTTCACCAGAGTCCTCAGCACATGAAGAAATAAGCTCAAGAAACTTTCTTGCTTTTCCGGCATTAAACTGAGGATTGGCGATGCTCTTGGTTATTTTTTTCTTTCCGGCCGCTTCTGCTTTCTTCATCAGTCGGGAGGCTTCACGGTCTGCGTACACACCATGCTCGCGTGAGATGCCGATCGCGATGGCATAATTCATGGAACCATCACGCACGAGCTTTTTGATATACGGGGTGCATTCGTGAAGTTGAAGGTGTTGCAGAATATCGGACTCAGAACGTTTAACTTTTGCCGCTATTTCTGAAGGACTCCAGCCCTGATTCTGAAGGCGATGATATGCAGCGCCACGTTCAAGAGGAGTAAGCGCCAATCCTTGCGAGCTGGTTACCATGAAGGCGATCTTGTCGGCCTCACTACCGACGAAATCTTTGCATTCCAGGCGCACAATGTCGTGGCCCATTTCGATAGCAGCCAGCGCACCATGATAGCGGTGATGACCGTCGATAACCTTCACGCCACGCTCAGTAACTTCCACGGCCAGCGGCGGGATGTATTCACCGGCAATAAACGCATCGCGAAATTCTTCAACATGCGCCCGATTGAGTTCACGAACGTTGTAGCCTTCTTCGGCGTAAATTTTATCCAGCGGAACATTGTAGGTTTTGCGGGTAGTTAACCCGGCGTCTTTATCATTATAGAGCTGGCCTAAACTGGGCATGGTTACTCCTTCATGTAGTGGGAGAGTGCTTTGCTATGCGCCCGCAGGGCAGGCGCATAAAACAACACACGGTGGGATTAAACAGAGCCTTCGTAGATAGGGAGGTCTTCGCCGAGTTGGCTTTCCATATCGGTGACGATTTCCTGGAATGCGTGCTCAACAACTTTCTTCGGTTCGATCAGCTCATACCAGAGGACCAACTGACCATCACGCAGGCGGTAGCGGATACGTGCATCGACCTGGTAAGGAGAGCCGTTGTGGAATGGCGAAATGGCCAGGCTGATTTTTTCCGGCATCTTGGTATTACCAGAACCTGATTTTTCATCGCTGAACTGGAACTGGCAGGTACCATCAGAAAGGCGTTTAACAGACTTAAACTCAGATTTGCGAGTCTCCTGGAATGCCAGAACCATTTCGAGCAGTTCAGTACCTGACGGGCCATGGTATGAATCACTAACCGGCGCAACATTCTGAATATTGTTTTCCAGGAATTCAGCGAAGTTGATCTGGTCCATTTTGCTGCCATCGTTGGCAGTCCATGATTTCCATTCGTCGGAGAACGGGCAGTCATAAACAGCTTTATGTGCAGCCCAGCTCGGATTGTCTGCGTTCTGGTGGAAATCCAGCACGGCGACAATACGTGTTTTGGTTTTATCCGCAAAAACTACAGTACGTTCATCACGGAATCGCTGGATGTAAGCGATCAGAGAACCCGGAGAAATCAGGTTAGCGCTCTGACGAATGCGCGACGGAGCCAGTTGCAGAGATTCAAGAGATTTGACTTCAAATCCATCAGGTACAACTACTGATGGAATGTCCGTCTCGGTCTTCAGAGTTGCAGAGACCAGATCACGGATGTCGAGCACGGCAGAGCCTTCAATTTGAGACATTGAATATTTCCTTATCAGATTGGAATGGTTTGTTTGGTGGGTATTACTGGGCCAGCTTGATAGGTGCTGTTTGTGGTGCAGGTTCGATAACCTTTAAATCAAGCTGTGTCTGCGCAGGATCGTCACGCAGTAGATCGCCATCGGCGGTTGCAAACATGATGGTATCAGCGCGGTCTAGTTCAGGAATGGTACGGGAGACCTTTGGTGTTACCTTCATGGTATTTTCATCACGGGTATTCAGCATGGCGCAATTGAGCGTCAGCGTAACCGCACCTTTCTTGCCAGTCTCGCGGACTGCTTTAATCACTTCGGCTAACGCTTCGGTTAGTTCAGCATCCAGAGTGCCTTTATTGATATAAGCCAGTTGCTGGCTGAATGGTGTGGTGTTCTTTGTTTCTGACATAGTTATCTCCAGTTATAAACGAGGATCGCCTTTCTGAGTGAGTAACCTGCATAACCAGCTACGCCGCCAGAAATTAGCGATTGTTTTTGGATTACGAACAGCCTGCACACCATGAGTGACGCGCATCAGGTCGCCGTAGTAAAAATTAACGTTACGGAAGGTCATATAAGTCACCATTTGATTAGGTATCCGGCAGGAGTTGAACCCGCGCTGGGTAGGGAGCCCCTGCCGACACCGGAAGCGGACACATTGAATAAAAAGGGCGGCTATCTGTCAGAACATTATCTTCATCCTCCTGTGAGTTGGTTGAAGACCAGATAGCCGCCAAGGCACAGCAACTATTAGAAATTAGTGATTAGCTCACTTTGGTGGTGCGGTGGCCGGTGCTGATCTTCGGCTTGTCTCGGTGGACTGCAATTCACCACACCCCAAAGGGAACTATGTTTAGCTAATGAAACGCCTGTCTTTTCACCACTTCAGGCTCGGTGGTATCTTGGTGTTCCCACACAGCCAAGAAGGTTAACGCAATGAACGGATACGAAAATCTTTATATGGCCATTATTCCTGGCCTCGCTAAGCACTATGGAATTTCCGACTACGATTACCGAAACAATCCGCATGTTACCAGCGCGGCTTTGTGCCGAAGCCATCTACATAAACTGATGCTTATCGAGCTTTACTTGCACGAACATCGCATCAAATTTAAGAATTCCGTTCTTAATCTTGATGGTGGTGCTGCTTTACATCATCTTGTTTTTCAGAAGACAAACTGGACACCTGAGACGATTCGAAGCATGGGATATTTTGACCTTCTTTGGGTTCTTCTTGACGATCTGGTTCCTGACAAACTGAGCGAAACAGCGCAGAGTTATTTACAAGTGATCTCAAAGAATCAGCGTCTTTTAAAAACTGACCTAATGAGCTACGCAGGCTGGCAGATAGGTACAGGTGATCAGTATTTAAAAGATGAATAATATTTGTATGCGCACTCTCTAACCTCTCTAAGAGAGTGCGCACTCCCCAACTGACATCGGAAATATTCCGGTTTATCACTTCTACATCCGCTAGCTGATTTGTTAATTCTTCATACAATTGTTGAGCTTCTGTGGTCACATTCATTTTTCATCCCAATAATCGTTATTTGTTGCTGGTGGATTCAGCCCAACCCCCTCATACGGAAGGGGCTGGAATAAATCATTTTGCGCTTGCACACTTCCCCTGCCAGTGTTGCCCATTCACGCACGAATGATTACGTGGCTAACCCTCTCACCGACCGGATCGCACCCGGTGATACGTCGCATTTACGCGCAGGGGTCTAAACAGGTTTGGTGTGCTGTTCCGACTTTGCTGATTGTTAAAGAGCGTGCCTGTCTTTTCACCACATCAGGCTCGGTGGTATCCTTCTAAGCCCCTACAACATCGAAGGAATTGCACATGACAAGATCAGATGTCATATTGCGCTGCTTACTGAACTCTGGTTGCAGCCTTACCGAAGAAGACATTAAGGAGCGCATTAAGCTTGTTTTCGCCGAGGCATATCCGAGAGAAAAATACTCAAAATGGGATATGGAAATTAACGACGAAACCGGAAAGCAAATAATCAAAACCGTTGGTCGCGCCTCACAGATCAGGGTTGATTTGTTCATCCGGGACTTGTGGGATATTCACTGAGCCGATAAAACTAAACCCGTGCCCATTGATAGTGCGGCCACTTTTATTTGCTTCTCGTTCGAGGCTCTCCCTATCACTCAGGAGGGCTTTGATAACTCCTTCCAGGAACAACAGATAGTCTGCTGCTACGGCAGTCTCAGTGTTGAGCAGCGCCAACGGAGCGCCATTCACCAAAAACTCAAACCTTTTTCCTGAGTCACTCATCTGAAATCTCCCAAAGTGCGGTATTACTTCAGCGAACCCCTGTCGTAACGTTTACGGTTGGGTACCTGTTCGCTGTTGTTGATACAAGATTACCCAGGGTATTTATTTATGTAAATACTTTGGGTATTTATTTTTGATTGATTTTTATTACATTACTGAATACTAAGGGTATTTTATTTTTATAATAAAATGATTATGTAAGGGGATGGAAGGGAGGAATATGGGGAACACCCAGCTTATAGCCGGGCGTTGATCACACTAAGCGCATCATAGTCTGAACGGCAACACCGATAATTTTACAGTTGCCATTGATCTCTTTCATTGGCCAGGCAGGGTTAAGACCCTTGAGGTACTTTTGACCGCCATCAATGATGAGTTTCTTAAAAGTTGCTTCATTGGCATCGACCATTTTAGCAATAACTAGGCTGCCATTCACAGCCTCTCGCCCTGTATCAATTAATACCAATGTACCTTCAGGAATGCTCAAGCCTGTAGGGGCTGTCATTGAATCACCATCAACCCTGAGCCAGAAAGCGTTACCACAAACCTTTGCATCTGACTCATACCATTCGTCTATTTCGTTAATAGTATAGGGCTCTATCGCTTCGGCCCACGCTCCAGCCTGCACCCAACTAATCAGCGGGTATTCTTTGCCTCTTTTATGAGGGCCAATGTATTGAACGTTTGATTTTTCATGCGGCAACATCTTCTTCGCTTCGGCATCGAGCGATGGGCTAAAATCAGAAATAGACACCTGTAGAATTTTTGCAAAGGCAGCAGCCACGGAAAGGTTTAATGCATTCCTTCCATTAAGATAGTGGCCTACTGCACCCTGAGTAATTCCCAACTCATCAGCAATAGTGTATTGCGTTACACCAAGCTCTTTCTTTTTTGACTCATACAAAGCTTTTAACTTGGCTGCGTCATCAAGCTGTTCTGTCGTCAGATTCTTTTTCGGTTCCATAGCCTCATTCTAATACCACAGCTATTAAAACTAAAAATACCCACCGTATTGACACATATAAATACCTAAAGTATTCTTTCGGCATGGTAACCCGATGGAGTAATACCTATGAGTCGAATGTCATTAGCGGAATACGCCAAGATTCATGGTCAGGCAAAGACTGCCAATGACTTTGGCGTAATCCAATGTGCAATCAGTAAAGCTATACGCAGTGGTCGAGATATTTTCGTAATCATTCAGCAGGATGGAAGTGTTAAGGGCGAAGAAGTACGCCCTTTTCCTAGCCATAAAAAAACGCTCAACACGTAATTCATAACTGACAAATCCATTATCTAGAAGTCATGAGCTGATGGTAACCACAGATGATAGAGGTGACCCGTGGGTAACGAACCTGAGTGGAAAGTAGAGCGTCAACCCGCATGGCTGGTGGCAGCAATCAGAAAAACTATTGCTGCATTGCCTGGTGGCTACGCTGAGGCGGCTGAAATCATTGATACATCACAAGACGCTCTTTTTAACCGCTTACGCGCTGGTGGTGATCAAATCTTCCCTATGGGGTGGGCGATGGTGCTGCAAAGGGCTGCAGGTGTCAGCTATGTCGCTGATGCGTTCTCACGGCAGACAGATAACGGGATTCATATCCCCGGTGCCGCGCCTGACTCAGAGAACCAGGAGATCGGTTTAAAACTTGCTGAGCTGGTGGGGCATTTGGGGGATTTGGTCAATGCGTACCGACACTACATCGACGATGGAGTGGTTGATAAGAACGAGTGGACCAGCCTGAACGACATAGCCTACGAGTTCAGAGTGACGCTGATGACATTTCTCAACCTGATTTCTCGCGTCTACTGCATTCCAGAGCCGGATGACGATGCGGAGTGATTAAGTAATTGCCCAATGCGCTAATCGCGCCGGAGGGCTAATGCACCAAAACGAATATTTTCACGTGACCATGCCCACGGTTTTTTCTCGTGAGGACGCCCCGTGGATTAAACAGCAGTTAGCAACACTCCCGGCAGGTATGCGGGAAAAAATCGCGATGGCGTATGCGCAGGCGTACCAGGAGGCGTTCGACGCAGAACCGGTGTCTTTCCGGCAGCAGAACGCAGCAAGACGGACGGCAAATCGTCGATTGCGAGAGTTTTGCACGAGATATACCCCAGCGGTCAGGGGATATACCTCGCTCCCACCCAGGGTATGAATTTTTGAAATCGGGTTGGGGGAAAGGGGGCGGTGTTGGGTTTTAGCCCGAAGGGCTGGAACAGCTTTACCAGAAGAGAACGATCTAACAGATAGATCACTGTATGGGGTTAAAAACGTCGACTGGAAGTTCAGACGTTTAGCCATCCAAAAGGAGATAAAATGATTTATTCAGACGCTAACGAAAAATGGGCTCCGGTTCCAGTTGAGCTTTATTCAAAAGCTTATGAAGTCAGCAATCTTGGCCGTGTTCGCAGCATTCCACGTCTGGCTAACTCTGAATATTTTATTCGTCACATTCACGGCGGTTTTCTCAAAGGCCGCATGCGTAAAGACGGCACCAAAACGGTTACGTTGTCCGTTCAGCGTCAGCGCGAAAAGTTTGTCATTGCCGATCTGGTTGCTAAAGCATTCGGGGAGGTATCAACCAATGCTTAACATCCAGCCTCGCGAGAAACAGATCGTCGCACTCAACATGTTGCGCGGCGCATGGAAGCAGAATAATTCGTTCATGCTCTATGCTCCGGTTGGTTTTGGCAAAACGGCTATTGCCGCGCTGATCACTGATGGCTTTGTCAGCCGCGAAATGCGCGTAATGTTCGTGGCCCCGTATACGGTACTGCTTGACCAGACCGCCACCCGATTCATGGAATATGGTCTTCCTGGCGAAGAGATCAGTTATGTCTGGCGTGATCACCCGTCATATAACCCGACAGCGCTTATTCAGATTGCCAGCGCCGATACACTCATTCGCCGTGAATTCCCGGACAACATCGACCTGCTGATCGTTGACGAAGCCCACCTGAAGCGCAAAAAGTTGCTGGAGGTTATCGACAACCTGACCCGCAACACAAAAACGAAGGTGGTCGGCCTTTCCGGTACGCCTTTCGCCAAGTTCCTGGGCAATTACTATCAGCGCCTGATTAAGCCAACAACGATGAAGGAACTGATCGCGATTGGCGCACTGAGCAAATACGAATTTTACGCGCCGTCACATCCCGATCTCTCTGAGGTGGAAACGTCTTACGTTGCTGGTTATGGCAGCGACTACAAGGAAGGCCAGCTCAGTAAGGTTATGAGTGAAGCCAAACTGGTTGGCGACATCGTGAAAAACTGGCTGGAGAACGGGCAGGATCGCCCAACAATCTGTTTCTGCGTTGATGTGGCCCATGCGAACTTCGTCACGATGGAGTTTTCCCGCGCCGGGGTGACCGTTGAAGTCATGACGGCAAGCACACCACATGAAGAACGTCAGTTGACTATTCGTCGCTTCGAGCAGGGTATTACCAAAATCATCATCAACGTTGGTGTACTGGTGGCCGGGTTCGACAGTGATGTTCGCTGCATCATCTTTGCCCGACCGACTAAAAGTGAAATTCGCTGGATTCAGACGCTTGGGCGTGGATTACGTGCGGCCCCTGGCAAAGATCACTGTCTCATCTTCGACCACAGCGGCACAGTCAACAAGCTGGGTTATCCCGATGATATTGAATACGACTATCTCCCTTCGTCGTCTGACGGTATGGAAGAAGCCCCGCAGCGTGTTACCAAGACCGACGAACCGGAGAAACTGCCGAAAGAGTGCAGCCAGTGCCATTACGTGAAACCTGCCGGAATTTATATCTGCCCGAAATGTGGTTTTAAACCGCTGGCCGGAGAAGACGTTGAAACAGACAAATCCCGTGGACTGACCAAGGTCAGCAAAGCGGAAGTTAAATACACCCCAGAGCAGAAGCAATCCTGGTGGTCTCAGATTCTTTTCTATCAGCGCACCCGCGCAGCGCAGGGACGCCCTGTCAGTGACGGATGGTGTGCGCATACCTATCGCCAAAAATTCGGTGTATGGCCGAGAGGGTTACATCACACCCCGCAGCAAATCACACCTGAAGTGACGAATTTCATCAAATCAAAACTAATCGCCTTCGCGAAACGGAAAGAGAAACAAGGGGAAGCCGCATGAATACCAAACAAGCCGCAATTGGTCGCTGGGCTGAGATATACAAACACTACGGTCTTCCTGGAATTACCGGGAAAAACCACCTTAAAGGGGAATGTCCTCTGTGTGGTCGTAAGGGCAAATTCCGGTGTGACAATAAAAACGGTACCGGGTCATACATCTGCGTGTGTGGTTCAGGTGATGGCTGGGCGCTGCTGACAGCAAAAACAGGGAAAGAATTTAAGGTTCTTGCATCTGAGATAGACAGGCTGATCGGCAATGAATACACCTCAGATCGCACCAGTGTAAACCCGGTACGCACATCGCTGGCGCAGCAGCGTGAGAAGGTAAGCCGTAAATTTGCAAAGCTCATCCCGCTGCGTGGGACCAGTGCAGACAGTTACCTGAAGGGGAGAGGGCTTAATACCCTTCCGGCCGAAAGCGTCAGATTCTGCGACAAACAGCCGGTAGACGGTAAAAACCTCCAGGCTATTTACGCGCTGGCGACGGACGATAAAGGCGAACTTTGTTACCTGCACCGCACCCTGCTTGACGGGGACAAGAAAGCGCAAACAGGAGGCGCAGCCAAGAAGATGATGAAGCTGCAGGAAGATAGTTACCTGGAGTTTGCCAAATCAGTTGCTATCCGCATGTTTCCCACATCCTCCACGCTGGGTATTGCTGAAGGTATCGAAACCGCGCTGGCTTGCCATCAAATCACCAAGTGCAATACCTGGGCAACGATGAACACCGCTTTCATGAAGAAGTTCCGTGTTCCTGCCGGGGTAAAGAACCTGATTATTTTTGCTGATGCTGACTCAAACGCTGCCGGGCATGCTGCCGCATTTGAATGCGCTGCTGCAAACCTGCATGCGAAGAACGATCTGGAGACTGTATCCGTCCGCTGGCCTGCACAGGGTGACTTTAACGATCTGCTGCTAAATGGCTCTGAAGTATTTGAATGGGTATTTCACAGGGGGATGAAGCAGTGAAGAAGCCAGTCAGACAAAAACTAAAGGTGTACAAGCCCAAGGTATGCGCTCAGTGCGGAAAGACTTTCACCCCAGATCGTAACCTGCAGAAAGTGTGCGGCCCTCGCTGTGCGATTGACTACAACCGGGCGCTGAAGGCCAAAAAGGCGGAAGCAGAGAGAAAGGTCAGTCTGAAGATTCGCAAGAAGGCTCTCCAGCCTCGTGGGTACTTTGTCAGTAAGGCACAGACAGCGTTTAACGCTTTCATTCGCGAACGTGACGAAGGTAAGCCTTGCCCGTCCTGCGGCACATATCATCCCCCAATGATTTTCGGCGGTCAGTGGGATTGTGGTCACTTCCTCAGCGTTGGATCACGTCCTGAACTGCGTTTTGAAGAGAAGAACGCCTATCGCCAGTGCAAAGCCTGTAACGGTGGCGCTGGTCGCTTTACCGCTAAAAACAAAACAGTACACGAGCGCTACAGAGCAACGCTAATCGAATGGTTTGGCCTTGAGCTGGTGGAATGGCTGGAAGGTCCGCACAAGGCGAAGCATTACACCAGAGAAGAACTTGAAGATATTGCGGCTACCTACCGCCGTAAAACCCGCGAACTGAAAAAACAGAGGGCAGCATGATTACAGTGCTACTGATCATCTATGCGTTTATGGCTGGTATGACCGCTGAGTATACGCACACCAGGCTGAAAACAATGTCTTCCTCAGGACATCTAATTCTGACTTCTATCATCTTAGGAGTTATATGGCCTTTCGAAATTTTCTGGAGGTCAAAATGAGTTATGACCTTATCTACTGTGATCCACCGTGGGAATACGGCAACAGAATCAGTAACGGTGCGGCCTGTAATCATTACAGCACTATGAGCATGGAAGAACTCAAGCGTCTTCCAATATGGAAAGTGGCTGCTGAAAACGCTGTTCTGGCGATGTGGTACACCGGGACCCATAACCGTGAGGCTGTAGAACTGGCTGAATCATGGGGATTCCGTGTCAGAACGATGAAAGGCTTTACGTGGGTGAAGCTGAACCAGAACGCTGCTGATCGCTTCAATAAGGCATTGAGCGCTGGAGAGCTGGTGGACTTTAACGATCTGCTTGAAATGCTGGACCGTGAAACCCGCATGAACGGTGGCAATCATACCCGTAGCAACACCGAGGATGTGCTGATTGCTACCAGAGGAACGGGCTTGCAACGCGCTAGCGCGTCAGTAAAACAGGTCGTGCATACCTGCCTTGGCGAACATAGCGCAAAGCCGTGGGAAGTAAGGAACCGACTTGAACAATTATATGGTGATGTGAAAAGAATCGAAATATTCGCTCGGGAAGAGTGGAACGGATGGGACCGCTGGGGAAACGAATGCAACAACAGCATTGAAATGATTACGGGCCAGATAAAAGAGGTGAACCATGCAGCGTAATATCCAAATGGTAATGGAGCGCTGGGGCGCTTGGGCAGCAAACAACAGTGAAGACGTTACATGGGCTCATATTGCGGCTGGCTTTAAAGGACTCATACCAGCAAAGACCAAATCCCGCGTTCAGTGCTGTGATGATGACGCGATGGTTATCTGTGGCTGTATGGCCCGACTGAACAAAGGCAATAGTGAGCTTCATGATTTGCTGGTGGACTATTACCTGTTCGGAATGACATTCATGTCGCTGGCAAAAAAGCATAATTGCTCTGATGGTCATATAGGAAAAAAACTACAAAAGGGAGAAGGAATAATTGAAGGAATGCTGATGATGCTTGAAGTGAAACTTGAAATGGATGTCGAGGTGTCATTTATTCCTGAAGGAAAAATTGTTGCGGCTGCATAAAAATAGTTTACGTACGTAAAAATATGAATAAGCTGTTAAGAGTGGTCACTTAGACGCGAACTTAAATATTTCAGAACCTCGCCAATCGGCGGGGTTTTTGCTTTTCGCACTCAGTGTAAGTGAAATATAACCATGTGCTTTCAGGGTGAGTTACTATGCAGATTCCTTTCAAAAGTTGTCTGGAGAGTGGCATGGAATTAACATTTAAGGATCTGAAAGAAAAACGCACTAAACTGGTCGAGGCGCAATGGAAGTTACAGGATAAACTTCAGGAGAAGGCGAGCGAACTACTACGAGAGTATTCAGGTTCTCTTGATCTTACATCTCGTGAGTGGACTGGTTCTGACGGAACAAGATGGCCTTATGTGGACATTGGTATTTGGGAGGAGGAGGGGAAGTTCTTTCCTGTATTAATCCCCCAACTCAATATGGACAGCCGTTACCACTTGAATTTCGTGATTGCAACCACTCTTGATGATTCTCCGCTAACAGGTGGCTACAGGCAGGGCGTAAGCATCTCACTCTGGTATGAGAACTCATCATTTTATGCTGAAGTAGGCTCAGGAGACGACGTCTCCCGTTTTTCTGTCTCATCTCAGCTGGGTGGCTTTTATCAGGTATGCAACGCTATTAAGGCGTTAATTAGCTCTTCTATGGATCGCGCCATGCCAGATATTCCAGCGAATTAATAAAGCATAAACATCTTTCAGGGCTATGCAAATGCATGGCCTTTTCTATATCCCGTTGTGAAATGTTCGTGAGGCATGGGTTGTCAGCCAAAGGATCACCGGGAGACACCCGGCACCACGCATCCATTATTGCATAGCAAAAAGGCTCACAACGGTGGAACTTTTAGCAGGGCGAAAAAAAGCCCGCATTGGGTTGCGGGCATAACAGAGAACAAATAGCTAATATTCAAGTTGTCTTTCATCAACTTGTCAGAAGAATTTAACCTTAAGAAAAATTGATGTAAAGACAATATTGATTTCTGGTTATAGGCTGCGCATTTGCGTGGCCTTTTTCGTATTCAGGCTCACGGGAATCATCCGCTACGTGCTTTGTTGATAAATCCAGCCCGTGAAGCCTGACCCTTTCATCACACACAGCACCCGCTAACTATGCGAGGTGAGGCTATGAAAATGAATGACAAGAACCCTGAATTCTGGGCTGCGGCTTTGACCGGACTCAAAAATGCGTGGCCCCAGATTCTGGGGGCGTCAATGGCCGGACTCATTGCCTATGGTCGTCTGATATATGACGGTGCAACACGAAAAAATAAATGGCTTGAGGGCGTCCTTTGTGGCGCCCTTTCTTTATGCATCACCAGCGCGCTTGATGTGGTTGGCCTTCCTGTATCGATATCACCGTTCGTCGGTGGTGTGATTGGATTCGTCGGCGTAGACAAACTGCGCGAAATCGCTATCAGCGCACTCAGAAAAAGGGCAGGGGTGAACGATGACAATCAGCAATGAACCGCGCTGGCTGGTGGAAGCCCGTAAATACATGGGGCAGATGGAAATTAAAGGCCCGCGACACAATCCGTTAATCCTCCAGTTCTGGAAGGACATTAAACGAGGTGGAATTAAAGATGATGAAACGCCCTGGTGTGCCGCTTACGTCGGGTCGATGCTTGAGCGCGTCGGAATCAAATCCACCCGTTTCGAGTCTGCAAAATCCTATCTCAACTGGGGCGTCGAACTTCGCGAGCCAGCCTATGGATGTGTGGTGGTATTCAGTCGCGACGGCGGCGGCCATGTCGGATTTGTGGTCGGGCAGCACCAGAATGGTGACCTGATGGTCCTCGGTGGTAATCAGTCCGACGCTATCAATATTCGTGCATTCTCACGTTCCCGCGTGACGGGTTATCGTTGGCCGGTTAACGAGCCGAGGGATAGCCGCATGTTACCGTTGATGAATGGCACCAGTTCGGTGAAAGAATCATGATTGAAGCTCTACTGGCATCACTGAAAACGTCATGGCGCTGGTGGCTGGTAATTATCGCGGTGGTTATTGTCGTTGGCGCTGTCGCTATTCTCGGTGTTCTGCTGGCAAACAGCCAGGCTGACCTGAGCACAGCGCAAAGCGATAAGCGAGTTCTGGAGCATGATAACGCGCTACAGGGACGGGTTATCGCGGTGCAGGCTTTCAACTTCAACCGCTTCAATCAGGTGGCTGAGAATGCCAGCCGCCTTAATTCGTTGATCGATGCAGGTACCGAAAAGACTGTCATCGAATACCGGGAGATTCTTCGACGTGAAAAAACTTGTGACCTGCCTGTTCCTGCTGATGTCGCTGGTGGGTTGCTCGACTACGCGAACCGTTTACGTACCGGGGCAATGCACACCGATTCCGGGAGCGCTGACGCAGCCAGTGATAACGCCACTACCGCCAGCACCCTGACATATTGCCAGGCTGTTCTATGGATTAAGCCGTTGCTGGCTGCTATTGAAAAAGCGAATAACCAACTGGCAGGAATACGCCGGATCGAACAGGAACGGCAATAGCATTACAGCAGGCATTCACTGAGTGCCTGTGATAATCCCATAGAGAGGAGGGTTCAGGAATTTGGTTGCAACGTGCAGTAGTGCGCAATACAGCACGCCAAGAGCTGAAAACTTAGCCCTCCGCACTATGAGCATTCAGTCAGCCCCTGGCATCCGCCGGTGGTTTTTTATTGCGCCTCGCACGCGCAGCCTAACCTAACGATATCTTTCAGTAGTGAGCCTGGGGCATTCCGCTTTATCGGGCGGTCTTCCCGTGCGACAGGCTCATGCCTAAAAGGAAAACAAATCATGAGTGAAAAAAATGACGAATCATTAATGTCTGATAATTTTCTAAATAGCCATAGAGTCAAACATCTCGTTCTGTTTATTGAACAACACAAAAGAATAGAAGAGACGAAGTGGTTAGCAGATTTTATGGAGAATGAAGTTGCCTACCTCATTGAGCGCGCCGAAAAATTTAAAGATAGTTTTTCATCCATCCACATGGACATTTCGCGATCATCCGCCTGGTTATGGGCCATTGTCCGTGCTGTAGAGGGTATGCCTTGGGTTCCATACACCAAAGACCCGCAAAAGGTTATTGAAGAGTGGAAGCAGAAATATAGCAATGGCGTGCATCATTATTCAACGCGAGAAATAACCATTAAAGTTTCACTCGATACTGGTGAAGCCCAGCAACAAATAGATGAGCTAATTCAAAAGTACAGTGAAGGATTTGGACCTTTAGCCTTGGTGCGTGGCAAATGCCAGCGTTAATTCCTCGGGCATGCCGCAAGCGAGGTTGTCCCGGTACGACAACGGATCGCTCTGGCTACTGTCAGCAGCATCGCAATGAGGGCTGGCAACAGCACCAGCGAGGACAGAGCAGGCATCAGCGAGGTTATGGCAGCAAGTGGGACAGGCTGCGCCCAATCGTTCTCGACAGAGATAAGCACCTTTGTCAGGAATGCCTGCGAAATGGAAGGTATACACCCGCTGAGACGGTGGACCACATCAAGCCGAAATCTCACGGCGGTACTGACGACCTCTCTAATCTGGAATCAATATGCTGCGGCTGCCATAAAGCCAAGACAGCACGCGAACGCCTGAACAGAAATTAAGTAACGAGGTGAAGATGACTGAATCGAAACATGGTTCAGGACTTCCGCACGCCCATGCTTCCTGCATAGTGGATGGATGCGAACTATCGGTACGATCCCGTAACAGCCACTACTGTGAAAAGCACTACATGCGCGTCCGGCGTCATGGAACGACAGAGAAGCTCAGCACAAGAAAGGATGGCAAGCTGGAGCACGCTGGCGGATATCTGCTGGTGTATGCGCCCGATCATCCTTTGGCATGTGGGAGTCCTCGTGTTTACGAACACCGGAAAGTCTATTACGACAAACATGGGGCTGGACCGTTCCGTTGTCACTGGTGTGCAAAAACCATTGGCTGGGACACCCTTCACATCGACCACCTCGATGACTGTAAGACCAATAACGAGCCTGACAATCTTGTGCCAAGTTGCCCTGTGTGCAATCAGAAGCGAGGCGTAGACAAGATGAGAAAGACAATGCGAGAGAACTCCGACCGCAGATATACCGCTCACGGCAAGACGATGTGTCTTAACGAATGGGCGGATTACCTGGGTATTTCGAGAAACTCCATTGAGTATCGACTGAAGGCAGGCTGGGACATCAGTAAGGTGTTCAGCCCTCGCATTGGTAACAGTGGTCCCCCGAGCCGGAAACTGGCGAAAATCGTGCATGAGTCGGTTAAATGATATCTGCTCTCATTTGCGCGGTCTGGGGGAGGGCGGGTAAAAACCTCAGGGGAATCAACCCAAAGGACCGCCGCCTAGCCTTTCTTCACATCGCCGCAGGTTAGAAAACTTTTTTTGGGGTCCCCCAGCCGATGATTAATAGGAGTTTTCGATTATGTCAGGACCGCCGAAAACCCCTACCCATCTGCGTTTGGTGAGGGGTAACCCATCCAAACGACCAATCAACAAAAACGAGCCGCAGCCACCTAAAGGGGTCCCCCCAGTTCCCAAACATTTCGACAAGCAGGGGAAGTACTGGTTTAAGCGGATGGCCGAAGAACTTGATGCCATTGGCGTCATATCTCAGTTGGATGCCAGGGCTCTGGAGTTGCTGGTAGAGGCGTATACGGAATACCGCCATCATTGTGAAACGCTGGATCGGGAAGGTTATACCTATGCGGTATACAGCGATGATGATGCTGATGAAGGGAAAGAGCGTGAAATACGCATGATCAAGCCGCATCCGGCAGCCATGATGAAAGCTGATGCCTGGAAGCGACTTCGCGCGATGTTAGCGGAGTTTGGTATGACTCCTTCCAGCAGGTCTAAGGTCAGTAAAGACAAACCAGACGATGATGACCTGTTAAGTCAATTTCTTAATTCGAGGGACTAATGGCTAAAGTTTCTGATGGCATACGTTATGCCGAACGCGTCGTTGCCGGGGAAGTTATCGCCTGTGAATTTATCCGTCTCGCGTGCCAGCGATTTCTTGATGATCTGAAGCATGGTGAAGAACGTGGCATCTATTTCAGCGAGCCCCGCGCACAACATATCCTCAATTTCTATAAATTCGTGCCCCATGTTAAAGGATCACTGGCAGGCCAGCCGATTGAGCTGATGGACTGGCATGTTTTCATTCTGATCAACATCTTCGGTTTTGTTATCCCCCTGGTAAATGAAGAAACAGGCGAAATTGTGCTGCGTAATGATGGCAGTGGCCGTCCTGTGATGGTCCGCAGGTTTCGCACAGCATATAACGAGGTAGCCCGTAAAAACGCCAAGTCGACATTATCCTCTGGCGTTGGTCTCTATATGGCTGGCGCCGATGGTGAGGGCGGGGCAGAGGTTTATTCCGCAGCGACAACGCGGGATCAGGCTCGCATCGTTTTTGAAGATGCGAAAAACATGGTTAAAAAAGCGAAACCCACACTGGGGCGACTGTTTGAGTTCAATAAACTGGCGATTTACCAGGAGCAGACAGCATCCAAGTTTGAGCCGCTTTCTTCTGATGCCAACAATCTGGATGGTCTCAATATCCATTGTGGCATCGTCGACGAACTTCATGCGCATAAAACCCGTGATGTCTGGGACGTTCTGGAAACTGCAACCGGCGCACGATTGCAGTCTCTCCTGTTTGGCATAACGACTGCCGGCTTTAACAAAGAAGGGATTTGCTACGAGCTGCGCGATTATGCCATTAAGGTGCTGCGTGGCTATAACAGCGAAGTGGAAGGCGCGGTTAAGGATGATACCTTTTTCGCCATCATCTTCACCCTGGATAAGGATGATGATCCGTTTGATGAAACGGTCTGGCAAAAGGCTAACCCCGGACTCGGTATCTGTAAGCGCTGGGACGATCTTCGCCGCCTGGCTAAGAAGGCCAAAGAACAGGTTTCCGCCAGGGTTAACTTTTTCACCAAACACATGAATATCTGGGTGACCGCTGAGTCAGCCTGGATGGACATGATTAAGTGGGAAAACTGCGAGTTTATCGCCCCCCGTCATGAGCTGAGAACTTACCCGATGTGGGCTGGCGTGGATCTGGCCCACAAGATTGATATTTGCGCTGCGGTAAAACTCTGGCGGGCAGATAACGGTCATGCGCACGCAGACTTTAAATTCTGGTTACCCGAAGGGCGACTGGAAAAATGTTCCGCTCAAATGGCGCAGATGTATCGAAAATGGGCTGAGCTTGGGAAGCTGGAACTGACCGATGGTGATGTTATCGATCATGCGCAGATTAAGGCTGATTTTCTGGAATGGATTAGCGGCGAAAACCTGAAGGAAACCGGATTCGACCCGTGGAGCGCAACGCAGTTTAGCCTGGCTCTGGCAGAAGAGGGCGTGCCGCTGGTGGAGGTTCCGCAGACGGTCAGAAACTTTTCTGAGTCAATGAAAGAGGTGGAGTCTCTGGTTTATGGCGGGCGTTTTCATCACAGCAATCATCCGGTTATGAACTGGATGATGTCTAACGTCACCGTCAAGCCTGACAAAAACGACAATATCTTTCCGAATAAATCCACGCCAGAAGCGAAAATAGACGGGCCTGCCGCCTTGTTTACCGCAATGAGCCGCATGCTTGTAAACGGCGGCGAACAACAGGACAGCCTCTCTGACCATCTGGAAAGTTACGGCGTCCGTTCATTATAAAGAGGCAGTTATGATCCTGATGATTCTCGCCCCACTGATCGGGGTGATGGGCGCTATTTTGCTTTCGTTTGGTGTATGGATGATTTATCCGCCTGGAGGCTTAATCAGTGCGGGTATGCTTTGCCTTATCTGGTCATGGCTGGTTTCCCGCACGCTTTCGCTGGCCGGGAAAACATCGCGAGGAGGGACTGACTGATGTTTTTCCCCGGAATGTTCAAAAAAAGTGACGCCCCTGTCACTACTCCGGCAGAACTCGCTGAAGCAGTGGGAATGACTTACGACACCTATACAGGGAAAAGGGTAAGCAGCCAGAAAGCCATGCGGCTTACAGCAGTTTTCGGTTGTATCAGGGTTCTTGCTGAGTCGATGGGCATGCTGCCCTGTAACCTGTACAAGATAACCGGAAACAGTAAACAAAAAGCGACTTCCGAAAGGCTGCATAAATTACTGACGATGAAGCCAAATGATTACATGACCCCTCAGGAGTTCTGGGAACTGGTCATTGTCTGTCTTTGTCTTCGCGGTAATTTTTACGCCTACAAAGTTAAAGCGCTTGGCGAGGTGGTGGAGCTTCTTCCCATTGACCCCGGGTGTGTTGAACCAAAGCTTAACAGCCAGTGGCAGCCGGTTTACCAGGTAACATTCCCCGATGGCTCAACAGATGTGCTTGGGCAGGATGATATCTGGCATGTCAGAACGCTTACCTTTGACGGGCTGGTGGGGCTGAACCCTATAGCCTATGCAAGAGAAGCAATATCTCTGGGAATGGCAACAGAGGAACATGGGGCGCGGTTGTTCTCAAATGGCGCGGTTACCTCCGGCGTACTCCGCACTGAGCAAACGCTCACTGACGCTGCTTACGCAAGGCTGAAAAAGGATTTTGAGGATCGTCACCTCGGGCTGAGCAACGCGCACCGACCAATGATTCTCGAAATGGGACTGGACTGGAAGTCGATGGCGCTCAATGCGGAAGACAGTCAGTTCCTTGAGACCAGGAAATTCCAGCTGGAGGAAATATGCCGCCTGTTCCGGGTGCCGATGCACATGGTGCAGAACACTGACCGCTCGACGTTTAACAATATTGAAAACCTCGGCATGGGGTTTATCAATTATTCACTCGTTCCGTACATGACCCGCATTGAGCAGCGAATCAACATCGGGCTGGTGAAGGAATCAAAGCAGGGTGTGTACTACGCAAAATTCAATGCCGGCGCATTGCTGCGCGGGGATATGAAGTCGCGATTTGAGGCGTATTCAACAGGCATTAACTGGGGGATTTACTCACCAAATGACTGCCGGGAGCTTGAAGAACTTAACCCACGCGCAGGAGGGGATATTTACCTTACGCCAATGAACATGACGACGAAGCCGTCAGACAGCAGCAAGAACAAAACAACCGAGGAACAACATAATGCCGATGACTAAACAGCGGCTGGATATTCCGCTACAGCTAAAGTCTGTCAGCGACAGCGGGGAGTTTGAAGGCTATGGCTCTGTTTTTGGCGTAAAGGACAGCTTCGATGATGTTGTTGTGCCAGGCGCCTTTTCGGCCTCCCTTCAGGCATGGAAAGAAAAGAATGCTCTCCCTGCATTACTCTGGCAGCACCGTATGGATGAACCCATCGGTATTTACACTGAGATGAAAGAGGATGAGGTTGGCCTTTATGTTAAAGGCCGGTTACTCATTGATGACGACCCCCTTTCGAAACGCGCACACGCCCACATGAAGGCCGGTTCTTTAACCGGCCTTTCTATTGGTTACATGCTGAAAGACTGGGAGTACGACCGTGTTAAGGGCGTGTTCCTTCTTAAAGAGATTGACCTGTGGGAAGTCAGTCTCGTCACGTTTCCGTCGAACGATGAAGCGCGTGTAAGTGATGTCAAAAGCGCATTTTCCCGCGGAGAAATCCCTTCTCAAAAAAGTATTGAACGAGTCCTGCGCGATGTTGGGCTCTCACGCACCCAGGCTAAAGCATTCATGGCCGGGGGTTATAGCTCACTTTCACTGCGTGATGTTGATGAAGTGAGTACCGCACTGGATGCACTGAAAAACATCAAATTTTAATCAGGAGTTAATTATGTCAGTTGACGTTAAAGACGTAGAGCAGGTCGCGCAGGAACTGCAGGCGAAGTTTGATGCGTTCAAAGAAAAGAACGATAAGCGCCTGGAAGCAGTTGAACAGGAAAAGGGCAAGCTGGCGGGGGAGGTTGAAAACTTAAACGGCAAGTTGTCTGAACTGGATGAGCTTAAATCTGCGCTGGAAGAGGAACTGAAGCAGGTTAAACGTCCAGCCGGTGGTCCTCAGAGCAAAGCCGCAAGCGAACATAAAACCGCTTTCATTGGCTTTATGCGCAAGGGTAAAGATGACGGGCTGCGCGAACTTGAACGCAAAGCTCTGCAGGTCGGTGTGGATGAAGATGGTGGCTATGCCGTGCCGGAAGAGCTGGATCGCACGATCCTTAATCTTCTGAAAGATGAAGTGGTGATGCGCCAGGAGGCGACAACCATCACAGTTGGCGGCGCTAACTATAAAAAACTGGTTAATCTCGGCGGTACGGCTTCCGGCTGGGTTGGTGAAACTGATGCCCGCCCGGAAACCGATGCGTCTAAACTCGGTCAGATTGAGCCGTTCATGGGAGAAATTTACGGTAACCCGCAGGCGACTCAAACCATGCTGGATGATGCCTTTTTCAACGTCGAAGACTGGATCAACAGCGAACTGGCAATTGAGTTTGCAGAGCAGGAAGAAATCGCCTTTACCAGCGGTAACGGGACGAAGAAGCCGAAAGGTTTTCTGGCATACGCTTCCACGCTTGATCCGGACAAGACTCGTGCATTTGGTACTCTCCAGCACATTCTCTCTGGCGCTGCGGCAGGCGTAACGGCTGATGCGATCATCAAACTGGTCTACACGTTGCGTAAAGTGCATCGTAATGGCGCTAAGTTCATGATGAACAACAACAGTCTGTTTGCTATCCGAATCCTGAAAGATTCAGAAGGCAACTACCTGTGGCGTCCTGGTCTGGAACTGGGTCAGCCCTCCTCTCTGGCCGGGTACGGTGTGGCAGAGAACGAACAGATGCCGGATATCGCGGCTGATGCTAAAGCAATTGCATTTGGCAATTTCAAGCGTGGTTACACCATTGTTGACCGCATCGGCACCCGCATTCTTCGTGACCCCTACACCAAAAAACCATTCGTTGGTTTCTACACCACCAAACGAACCGGGGGAATGCTGGTGGATTCTCAGGCCATTAAACTGCTGCAGATCGGCACTGGCGCTTAATTCTCTGGGGCTTCGGCCCCGATTTTTCGAGGTGATTTATGCCTGAATTATTGCGTGAACTTAAGTGGTCCCCAGATGGTTGTATTGTCGAATCCATTCCCGCAGGGGTGTATCCGGACGGTGAGCTACCTGTCCGCGCTGAGGAAATTGCTGCCGAACTAGGCATTATCAAATTTGGTAGTGGCGGTGTTCATGTTCCTGCAGAGCCAGAGCCAGAGCCAGAACCACCGAAAACAAAACGTGGGAAGACCAAATGAAACCGTCTATTGCCGAATTACGGCAGCAATGCCGGATAGACAGCGATGATGTTTCTGAAGATCAGACACTGGCGATATATCTCAGTGCAGCAAAGTCCCATGCTGAGAAAATTGTAAACAGGACTCTATACGATACGAGCATCCCGGACAGTGACCCTGATGGCATCATCATCAGCGACGATATCAAGCTGGCGTTAATGCTTCTTGTCAGCCACTGGTACGAGAACAGAGAGCCGGTAAATACTGGCAATATTACAAGCACATTGCCGTTTGGTGTTCAGGCTCTCCTGGGGCCGCACCGGAAGCACCCGGGAACATAAGGGGGGGTATATGCAGGCAGGTCGATTACGCCATCGCGTTACTATCCTGAACTTTACTTCTTTTCGCGATACGACAGGCCAGCCGGTTGAAGAGTGGCAGGAGGGAAAGATCATATGGGCGGAAGTGCTGGGTATCAGTGGTCGTGAGCAGTTGCAATCAGGAGCAGAAACGGCGCAGGCAACTATTCGGGTGTGGGTCCGTTTCCGGCGTGATGTGACTGCTGCGTCAAGATTAAAGGTGCTCACAGGGCCATTTAAAGGTGCGGTACTGAATATCATCAGCCCCCCCATACCCGACAGTAAAGCCACCAGGCTGGAAATACTCTGTAAAAATGGAGCGGAAAAATGATTGATATCAGTCTGGATTTTTCTGGCCTTGAAGAGATATCCCGCGATCTGGAGTTACTGAGCCGCGCTGAAAACAACAAGGTTCTGCGTGATGCCACTCGAGCTGGCGCTGAGGTTCTGAAAGACGAGGTGATAGCAAGAGCGCCTGAACGAACCGGCAAACTGAAGAAAAACGTTGTGGTGCTTACGCAGCGATCTCGTAAACGCGGTGATATTTCATCCGGTGTTCATATTCGTGGTCGAAACATGCGAACAGGTAACAGCGATAATTCAATGAAAGCCTCCGATCGACGTAACGCGTTTTACTGGCGATTTGTTGAAATGGGCACAGTGAATATGCCCCCACATCCTTTTGTCCGTCCTGCATTTGATACCCGCGAAGAACTGGCAACGCGAGTCGCTCTGAAACGCATGAACCAGGCCATTGACGAGGTGCTGAGTAAATGACGGAAGATGACCTTTATCTTTTGCTGAAGCCTCTGGCCGGAGGGCAGGTTTATCCATACGTTGCCCCACTTGGCAGTGATGGTCAGCCCTCGATATCGCCGCCCTGGGTGATTTTTTCGCTTATTTCTGATGTGGCCGCTGATGTTCTTTGTGGGCAAGCCGAATCCGGGATATCGGTCCAGGTGGATGTTTACTCACTGACTCTCAAAGAGGCGCGGAATCTTCGTGATATGGCGCTTCAGGTGGTTAAGCCACTCAATCCCACCAATATAAGCAAAACCCCTGGTTATGAACCAGAGAACCGGTATTACCGGGCGACGCTGGAATTTCAGGTCACTGTCTGACACATCCATTAACTCACAGACCCGCTACGGCGGGTTTTCTATTTTCAGGAGACAACTATGTCCTCACTGTATGAAAAATCGCAGGGTACGAAAATTCAGATCACCTCTGCGCCAGCGACGCTGGACACGATTGGTTCTTCAACCTGGCTGGATTTGCACTGCACTATCAAAGAGGTCCAGTTTACTGGCGGTCAGAAGCAGGACATCGATGTCACGACTCTGTGCTCAACCGAGCAGGAAAACATCAACGGCCTGGGCGCTCAGTCAGAAATCTCTATGTCCGGTAACTTCTATGTTAACCCGGCACAGGATGCGCTGCGTGAAGCTTACGATAACGACACCACATATGGTTTTCGGATTGTCTTCCCGTCTGGTATTGGCTTCCAGTTCCTGTCTGAAGTTCGTCAGCACACCTGGTCTTCAGGGACAAACAGCGTGGTGGCTGCAACGTTCTCGTTACGCCTGAAAGGTAAGCCGACGAAAATTGATAACGCGCTGCGCCTGACCACCGACCTGCCTGACACCAAATCTGTTACCTCTGGTGCGGCTTTGTCACTGACGGTCGTAGCTGCCGGGGGAACGGCACCTTATTCCTACGTCTGGAAGAAAGGCGGCAGCGCGGTGAGTGGACAGACGACAGCAACGTTCAACAAGGCAAACGCTGCTGCAGGTGATGCCGGTGATTACGTTTGTGAAGTTACCGACGCTTCCACGCCTGCTGGAAAAGTCACCTCAGCAACCTGCGTCGTAACGGTAGCGTAATTCATCTTCTTTAATCAGGGATAAAAAATGGCTAAGAGTCTTAAAGAACTGGCGCTGGCTAAAATGTCAGGCTTTCGTCATAAAATTATTACGGTCCCTGAATGGGGTGGTGTGAAGGTTGTTCTGCGGGAACCTTCTGGCGAAGGGTGGCTACGCTGGCAGGAAATTGCAAAATCTGGCGCTGATGAAGAAGGCGAGGTGTCTGTATCAGAAAAAGCACACCGTAATCTTTGTGCTGACGTGGTGCTGTTCATTGATATCCTTTGCGATACCAACAAGCAACCGGTATTCAGCGTCGATGAAGAAGAGCAGGTACGTGAAATTTACGGCCCCGTTCACTCACGTCTGCTAAAACAGGCGCTTGACCTTATCAACAGCGCGGATGAAGCGCGGGAAAAGTCGCAACCCCCGGCGTAAAGTTTCTGATGGCGCTTGCGCTCCGCATGGGGCGCACGCTCTCAGAGCTTCGGCAGACCATGACGGCAAGCGAGCTTCTGATGTGGATTGAATTCGACAGACAAAGCCCTATTGGCGATATCCGTGGTGACATTCAGGCAGCTCAGCTCGTCTCTGCCATCTACGGCTCGCAGGGGGCAAAAGTACCGCTTGACGATGCGATCCTGCGCTGGGGTGGCGATGAGCAATCAGAACCGAAGGACCCGTTTGCAGGGCTTGAGGCTGCATTAACAGCAGCAACTCAGTGACAAACAAACTACCTCAGTTTAGGATTAATTTGATAACAATAACTGGGGTAAAAAATGAAAATATTTTTAACGCTATTGACTTGTATCCTTTTTGTAAGTGGATGCAAACCTTCAGAAAAGAATTTAATTTCCATAGGTGAAAATGTTGTAAGAGATAGTCTAAATGACCCTGATAGTGCGAAGTTTAACTCGCAGTACTACAAATATGGGGATGACGGTGCTTATATTTGTGGTGATGTAAACTATAAAAACTCTTTTGGAGGTTATGATGGTAAAAAGAAATATTATGTTTATATCGAAGTGGTTGATGGTAAATTGATAAGTCATGGAACAGTGACAATAATTAAAGAAACAGATAAGGCCCTATCTGAAGTATATAAGTCACTCTGCAAGTAACGATAATTAATTCTAATATAAACCTCGCGTTACGCGGGGTTTTTTATTCGGTGAAAATATGGCGACTCTCCGCGAACTGATAATTAAAATCTCGGCTAACTCTCAGTCTTTCCAGACGGAGATCGCGCGTGCTTCACGCACTGGACAAGATTATTACCGAACCATGCAAAATGGCGGTCGTCAGGCGGCAGCGGCTTCAAGAGAAACACAACGAGCTCTGGCAGAAGTCACAAACCAACTTAATTCTGCAAAAGCTTCTGCTATGGGACTGGCTGGTGCATTTGCTGGAGCATACGCCACAGGACACCTGATATCTTTAGCGGATGAATGGAGTTCTGTTAACGCAAGGTTAAAGCAGGCATCGCAGTCTACTGATGATTTTAAAGAGTCACAGCGTGCGCTCATGGATATTAGCCAAAGAACTGGTACTGCATTTTCAGATAACGCCAGCCTGTTTGCTCGTTCGGCTGCTTCCATGCGTGAATATGGATATAGTTCAGAAGAGGTTCTGAAAGTAACCGAAGCTATTTCAACGGGACTTAAACTGTCTGGCGCAAGCACATCAGAGGCGAGTTCTGTTATTACCCAATTCAGCCAAGCACTAGCGCAAGGTGTGCTTCGTGGTGAAGAGTTTAACTCAGTCAACGAAAATGGCGATCGTGTAATCCGTGCGCTGGCATCGGGAATGGGGGTTGCAAGAAAAGACCTTAAAGCGATGGCCGATCAGGGACAATTAACTTCTGACAAGGTTGTACCGGCATTAATCAGCCAACTAGGGTCACTTCGGGAAGAGTACAACGCAATGCCACAGACAGTGGCGGCAGCTACAACAAAAATTGAAAATGCTTTCATGGCATGGGTTGGCGGGGCAAACGAAGCAACCGGAGCGACAAGTGCTTTAACGGGCGTTCTCAATACCATCTCCGATAATATTAATACTGTTGCTGCCGCTGCTGGGGCGTTGGCAGCTATTGGTGGCGCAAGATTTCTCGGGGGGATGTTTGGTGATCTCAGTGGGCAAACAGCGCAACTGATCGATGCACGTAAAAATGAAATAGCGCTCGCAGCCGCACGAGCCAGTTCAGCGACACAGTCACAGAGAAAAGCCGCTGCAGATGCAATTGCAGCAGAAAGAGCATATCAACTGTCTCAGATGGAACTTGAGCTTACCCGCAATACTAATGCCGAAGCGACGGCAACCCAGAACGTGATTGCCAAACGTCGTGCAATGATTACGGCTAATGCTGCATTGGTTCAGTCAAATCGTGCTGTTACTGCATCCCAGCAAGCTCTTAATTCTGCAACTTCTGTTATGGGGCTTGTCAAAAGTGGTGCGACAGGCTTGCTTTCATTGGTTGGCGGTCTTCCAGGAATATTGATGCTTGGGGCTGGCGCCTGGTACACCATGTACCAAAATCAGGAACAGGCGCGACAGTCTGCCCGCGAATATGCAAACCAGATTGATGAAATCAAAGAGAAGACATCAAAAATGTCTCTCCCTGAACTGGACAGTAACCGTAGTCAGACCGTCGCAGCACTGGAAGAGCAAAAACGGTTGATTTCAGAGCAGGAAAAAAGTGTAGCTAGCCTGAATCGTCAGATAAATGAGCTTAATGAGGCGAGAAATAAACCAGGAATAACCCAAGAAAATGACCTTAATATTCTTAAGGCAATATCAATACTTACTGACCAAATTGCTGTTGAGGAAGAAAAACTATCGCAGCTTAGGGAGAAATCACTTTCACTATCACAAGCTCAAGAGGAAAACGAAAGACGGAGTAATGACCTAATTAAAGAGCGTGCATGGCGTCAAAATGCTGAGTATCAGTCTCTGGTAAACATGAACGGCCAGCATAATGAGTTTAACCGCCTGCTGGGTCTGGGAAATCAGCTATTAATGGCCCGGCAAGGGCTGGCTAACGTCCCGCTCAGACTTCCTCAGGCCGACCTCGACAAAAAGCAAACCGATGCCCTCGAAAAGAGCCGCCGGGATCTGAAGTTGTCACGCCTGAAGGGTGAGGCCAAAGAGCGCCTGCGTCTGAGTTATGCAGCCGATGACCTGGGGTTAACCAGTGATCCGCAATTCCAGACAGGCCGTCAGGAGTTGATTAATAACGGTCTTGCTGAATGGCGGAATAATGAGGCCAACAAACCTAAGGCGAAGGGCGGTAAAACCGAAGGCGAGAAAACCGAGGATGTGTATAAGCGCCTTATCAAGCAGCAAAAAGAGCAGATTGCCCTGCAAGGCCAGAATACTGAACTGGCGAAGGTTAAATACCAGGTCAGCCAGGGGGAGCTTGCTTCTCTGACAGAAGCCCAGAAAAAGACGGTATTGCAGAATGCTGCGCTGATTGACCAGGTTAAATTGCGTGAGCAACTGCGAAATTACGAAGCCAACCTTGCTGACAGTAACGCCAGCGCCCGCGCAGCCAATGAAGCGCAACTGCTGGGCTACGGGCAGGGAACCAGGTTCCGTGAAAGACTTCAGGAGCAGTTCAATCTGCGTAAGGAGTTTGAGCAGAAGAATACCGATCTTCTCCGCCAGCGTCAGGCTGGTGAAATCGACGAGACGTTCTATCAGCAGGGGCTGGCACTTAATAAGCGCTACCTCGAAGAGCGCCTGCGCGACCAGGAGGGATATTACGCAGCTTCTGATGCGCAGCGTGACGACTGGATGACGGGACTGTCTGAGGGTTATGCGAACTGGGTGGACGAAGCTACTGATTATTCTTCCATGGCCGCTGACGGCATGAAGCAGGCTATGGGTGGCGCGGTCACCACGATCACCGACATGCTCAATGGCAACGTTGACAGCTGGAAGGACTGGGGCGTGAGCGTACTGAAAATTATCCAGAACGTTCTGGTGAACATGGCTGTTGCTAATGGCGTCAGCTCAATTGGATCACTGTTCAGTTTTGGCGCCTCGTCAGCCGCAACCGCCAGCAGCGGTACCGCTATTCAGAATGCCGGCGCGAACTTTACCTTTAATGCGAAGGGTAATGTTTACGACTCTCCGTCCCTGAGCGCTTACAGCAATGGCGTTTTTCAGACGCCTCAGCTGTTTGCTTTTGCCAAAGGCGCAGGGGTTTTTGCCGAGGCTGGTCCGGAAGCCATTATGCCGCTTACGCGCGCCGCTGATGGTTCGCTGGGCGTTCGGGCAGTTGGTACTCCGCAGGTCTCCGGCGGTGTGCCTTCAGTTAACTTCGGCGATATCAATATTCAGGGTGGATCACCACAGGCAGCAAGTCAGGGAACCGCCGGCGCCGCTGGCAGACAACTGAAAGATGCCATCACTGGCGTCATTAACGAACAGGCCAGCATGCCGGGCTCGCCTCTGTGGCGATTAATCAAGGGAGTTTAACCATGGCAGTCGAAACCTTCAGCTGGTGCCCAAAGGTTGCCTCTCAGGTTGATACAAGTTTTCGTACCCGAAAGGCGCAGTTTGGCGATGGCTATACACAGGTGGCCGGGGACGGCATCAACCCGGTAACACCTCAGTGGAGCGTGAGCTTTACCGGCGACGAGGCTTACATTCAGGCCATTAAAAACTTTCTGAACAGACATACAGGGTGGAAGTCATTTATCTGGAAGCCGCCGCTTGAGCCTTCAGGTTTATGGCGCGCGGAATCCTTCCAGATATCTACCCACGGCAACAAAAAATACACCCTCAGCAGCACATTCATACAGGCATACCATCCATGAGTATTTCATCTGATGTCCAGAAACTGGAGCCGGGTAAGCGCGTCCGCCTGATCGAGGTGGACGGCTCAGCGTTCGGTGCGGGTATTCTTCGCTTTCACAACGAGACAATCCCGCATACCGAGGCGGAAATCATCGCCGCAGGCGGCGACGAGTCAAAACTTGAGCCGAAGTCGGTGTGGTGGCAGGGGCAGGAGTATGGCGCGTGGCCGTATGAACTGACCGGCATATCTGTCAGCAGTGACGGCCAGAGTTCACGGCCGTCACTCACTGTTGCAAACATCAGCGGTACGATTGGCGCGCTGTGCCGCAGGTTTCAGGGGATGGCTAAAGCAAAGGTGATCATCCATGACACCTTCGCTCACTATCTGGACGCAAGAAATTTTCCTGGCGGGAACCCGACTGCGAATCCCAACGAGGAGCGCAAACAGGTTTATTACATCGACCGTAAATCAGGGTCAGACGATGAAACCGTAGAGTTTGAGCTTTCCAGTCCAGCCGATCTGCGCGGGCAACTCATTCCGACCCGGCAAATTCAGCCAATGTGCACGTGGTGCATGCGGGGCTGGTACAAAACCGGGAACGGCTGCACCTACGCCGGGCAAAACGGCTGGTTAGATAAAGACGGCAATCGGGTGGACGATCCTTCACAGGATGTTTGCTCCGGATTGCTGTCAACGGGCTGTAAACCTCGCTTCGGAGAGAATGAACAGCTGGATTATGGCGGGTTCCCCGGCGCTTCACTTCTGAGAGGATAATCATGCGCGACAAAACAGTTAGCGCCATTCTGGTGCATGCCGCCGCATCCTTCCCCGAGGAGTGCTGTGGCGTGGTTATTCAGAAGGGGCGGGTGGAGAAATACATCCCCTGCAAAAATAATGCTGAGTCGCCGACTGAGCAATTTGAACTTAATCCTGAGGATTATGCGGCCGCCGAAGAGCAGGGCACTGTGGTGGCGATCGTCCACAGCCATCCCGGCGACGGGGCAACAACTCAGCCGAGCGAGCTCGACATGCTGATGTGTGATGCCACGGAACTGCCCTGGATTATTGCATCGTGGCCGGAGGGCGACATTCGCACCGTCATGCCTCGCGGAGACCGTCCCCTCACAGGGCGCCAGTTTGTACTCGGGTATGCAGACTGCTGGTCTCTCATCATGGACTATTTCCGCATCGAGCACGGCATTGAACTGCCCAACTACAGCGTAGATCGCCACTGGTGGGAGCAGGGTGAAAACCTCTATATGGATAACTGGCAGGAATGCGGTTTCCGTGAGTACGACGGTCCCGCTCAGCCAGGTGACATGGTTATCATGCAGGTTCAGTCCACCGTCCCGAACCATGCCGGGATTTTGCTTGATGGCAACATGCTACTGCATCATATGTATGGCCAGCTAAGCCAGCGTATTCCCTACGGTGGCTATTACCGTGACCGTACCATCAAAATTCTGCGTTATAAGGATTTGATGTAATGGAAAGAAAAACCGTTATCAAACTCAGCGGCTCAATGGCTCAGCGATTTGGCAGGACGCATCGCCGCGCACTAACGTCTGCCAGCGAAGTGTTCAGGGCGCTTTCTAACACCATTGACGGCTTTGATGCTTATCTGCGTGAAGCTCGGGCAAAGGGACTGGATTTTGTTATTTTCCGGGATCGTCGCAATATCGGGCACGAAGAGTTTGAACTCCTGGGACCGGGTGATGAGTTAAGAATAATCCCTGTGATAAGGGGTAGTAAAAGAGCTGGAGTTTTCCAGGCGTTGCTCGGAACGGCTCTGGTCGCTGCTGCCATATGGATGCCGGGAGTTAGTATCGCAGCAAGTAACATCATGTTTCCCGTTGGTGCCGCAATGGCCGTTGGTGGTGTAGTGCAAATGCTCTCTCCTCAGGTTTCAGGCCTGCGAATGCGTCAGGAACCTGATAACAAACCCTCCTATGCGTTTGGTGGGCCAGTTAACACAACAGCATCTGGCAATCCCGTCCCCCTGCTTTATGGGCAACGCGAAATTGGCGGCGCAATTATATCCGCCGGGGTTTATGCAGAAGATCAGCAATAAACCAAACCACGTACTATAAGCCACCTGACGGTGGCTTTTTTTATGGACGCGATATGACGACGACAATCATCAAAGGCCGCGGTAAAGGTGGCAGCAATCAGACCAGAACGCCCGTGGAAGCACCGGACAGCATTCAGTCCATTGCGAGGGCAAAGGTGCTGATTGCTCTTGGAGAGGGTGAGTTCGCTGGCGGACTTGATGGTAAAAACATTTTTCTTGGTGACTCTTCTTCATACACGCCCCTTCAGAACGCCGACGGAAGTTATAACTTCAATAATGTAAAATATGAGTTCCGTTCCGGTACTCAGGACCAGGACTACATTCAGGGCTTCCCCGGCATTGAAAACGAGATTCAGGTTTCATACGAGCTGAAACAGGCCGTGCCGTACGTTCGCGCGGTATCCAACACGCAGCTCTCTGCGCTGCGAATTCGCCTGGGATGGCCAACTCTTTTACTCCAGAAAAACAACGGCGATAAAGTCGGCACCCGCGTTGAGTATGCTATCGATCTGTCGGTCGATGGTGGGCCGTATGAAACGGTGATTAACGGTGCTGTTGATGACAAAACCACGTCGCTTTATGAGCGCAGCCACCGCGTCAATCTTCCAAAAGCCTCGACTGGATGGCAGTTGCGGGTTCGCAGAATCACGCCGGATTCCACGAGCGTGAATGTCGTGGACATCATGCGCGTTGTGGCCGTTACTGAAATTATTGACGCCAAACTTCGCTACGTTAACACAGCTCTGCTGTATGTAGAGTTTGACGCAAAGCAGTTCCCCAATGGCATTCCTCAGGTTGTGTGCAATCCGAAAGGGCGAATCATCCGTGTACCTGACACGTATGATCCTGAAACCCGTACTTACTCTGGTACATGGGAGGGCGTATTTAAATGGGCATGGACGGATAATCCAGCCTGGATATATTACGACATCATCCTGAACGAGCGTTTCGGGCTGGGTCAAAGAATCGACGCGACTCAGATAGACAAATGGGAGCTATATCGCATCGCTCAGTATTGCGATCAGCCGGTACCAGACGGCAGGGGCGGCAGCGGGACGGAGCCTCGCTTTCGTTGTAACGTTTATATTCAGGACCGTAATGACGCCTGGACCGTACTTCGTGATCTGGCGGGTATATTTCGCGGCATGGCGTACTGGGGCGACAACAAGATGTATGTCCTCGCCGATATGCCCCGCGATGTGTGGCACATCTATAACCACTCCAGTGTTGTTGAAGGAAAATTTACCTTTGCAGACCCGAGTGAAACCACCCGAAATACCGCCGCGCTAGTGAACTGGTCAGATCCAGCTAACCACTATAAGGACACGCCTGAGCCAGTTTACGATAACGATCTGGCCATGCGCTTCGATTATCGTCAGCTTGAAATGACCGCAATCGGCTGCACAAGGCAGTCAGAGGCAAACCGGCGCGGGCGCTGGGCGCTGCTTACTAACGGTATCGGCGAGGTGGTGACCTTCAGCACGGGCATGGATGTCCCCCCTGTCGGGGAGGTGATCGGCGTGGCTGCCAACGAGCTGGCCGGAAGAACCATTGGCGGCAGAGTGAGTGCGGTTAACGGTCGCAACATAACTCTCGATCGCGCTGCTGATGTGAAAGCGGGGAACAGGCTGTTTTTGAATCTGCCATCAGGCATAGCTCAGGCCAGAACCGTTCAGGCCGTTAACGGAAACACAGTCACTGTAACCACATCCTACAGCGAAACGCCTGAGGCTGAATGTAACTGGGGTGTTGATTCTGACGATCTGTTTATTGCGCTTTTTCGTGTTACGGGAACGCGGGATAACAATGATGGCACTTTCGAAGTCACCGGAACGACATACAACCCTGACATCTATCCTGCCGTTGACACCGGAGCAAGACTGGACGAGCGTCCTATCAGTGTCATTCCTCCGGGTGTTCAGACTCCTCCAGGAAATATTGTCGTAGACAGTTACTCTACGGTTAACCAGAACATTGCGATTACCACTATGCGCGTCGCTTGGGATGCTGTTCAGGGTGCAGTTGCGTACGAGGCGGAATGGCGGCGTGACAGCGGAAACTGGGTAACCGTGCCCCGAACGTCTTCTCTCGGCTTTGAAGTGCAGGGTATCTACTCGGGTCGCTATCTGGTCCGCGTTAGGGCGGTGAACACCAGCGACGTTTCATCAGTCTGGGCGATATCATCAGAAGTAAATCTTACAGGCAAGGTGGGAAATCCACCGAAACCTGTCGGCTTTGCGACAACTCCGATCAACTGGGGGATTCGCCTGAACTGGGGATTCCCGGCTAACACCGGGGACACACTGAAAACGGAAATTCAGTACACCGCGAACAGTGATTTCTCTAATCCTCTATTGCTGTCGGATGTGCCTTATCCGTCAGCCGAATACACCCAACTGGGACTGAAGGCGGGACAGGAGTTCTGGTACCGCGCGCAGCTGGTTGACAGAACGGGTAATGAATCAGGCTGGACCGACTGGGTTCGTGGTGTATCCAACGCGAATGCTGACGACTACCTGGGCGATATTGCTGATGACTTCCTGACGTCTGCAGACGGTGACCGCCTGACTGGCGACATTGATACCAACCTTGAAGGCATTCTGCAGAACGCGCTGGCCAACCACGGAACCGTTGAACATCAGTTTGCGCAGTACGGCGAGGTCCGCGCAGACATTCTGGTGGTGAAAACCACAATCGCCGATGTGAATCAGGCGATGGCGGAAATGTCCACGCAGGTGCAGGCGCAGGGCACGATGCTCACTTCAGTTGATGGGAAAGTGTCAACAGTGGATGGCAGAGTCTCTGCGGTTGACGGAAAAGTGGATATACTCGGGCAGACTACCAGCCAGCAATATTCCCAGGTAACAGCTGTGCTACAGGACAAATTGACTGCCATGGTAGACAGCACTGGCGCATCGGCGATTCATACGCTGAAGGTTGGTTTGCGTATTAACGGGCAGGAATATAACGCCGGAATGAGCATCGCAGCGCTGGCTCAGCCAGGCCAGCCGGTGGTAACTCGTATCGGATTTAACGCCAATCAGTTCGTCCTGATGAGTGGTAGCGGTGATACGCAATATTCACCCTTTGCTGTTGTTAATGGTCAGGTGATTATCAGGGATACGGTGATAGGCGATGGCACCATCAGTAACGCCAAAATCGGCAACTACATCCAGTCCAACAACTATGTTACAGGTTCGGTAGGCTGGCATATCAATAAAAATGGAAATAGTGAATTCAATAACGTAACAGTCCGCGGTACAATTTACGGCAATGACGGATATTTTAATGGGACGGTCCGAGCTAATAAAATAGAGGGTGACGTTTGCGCAATTTGGACTTTCCCGCAAATGTCTATAGTAGGAGGGGACGGAAGGAGCCAGACATTATACTGGAGAGGTGGCCTGAATTATCCTGCTCGTATTTGCATACCATATTCAGCCATTTCAATGGGCGTTTCTAGACCAGATAACCAATTTAGGGTCCAGCTAACGATAAACGGAGTAGTTATGTTTGATGAAACGTTCAACAATACCACCTCAATCCTCCGAAACGTTGTAGGTTATGTGGATGTACCTGCAGGCGCGGTCAACGTACCAATCACAGTCAACGTCTGGAAGGTGCAAGGGGGACAATCAAATACGCTTTACTTTACTGTAAACCGATTTACAGTAATCGTCTCCCCTGCAACAGATAGGTTCTTTAGTTAATAAGGAGCGACACAGTTAGGGAAGGTGCGAACAAGTTCCTGATATGAGATCATCATATTCATCCGGAGCGCATC